AAGTTAATCCAGTTACATCTACAAAAGTATTTGTACCAGTAGAAAATGTATCAGTTTTAGTAGCTTGAACAACTTGCAAAACCTTACCAGCATCAATATTAGTTAAGTTAGCACCACTAACTGCTGGTAGTGTTCCTGTGAGTCCTTGTGTTGCGTTTAATTTTATTAATGGCATAATTTATCCTATTCTATAATTTTAAAACCACAAAGAAATGTATCTTTTGCAGTTGAACTACCTCTAAATGTTTGATCAGAACCTCTATCGTGATAAATGTAAGCATTAACTACATCTCCCACACTTAAAGAAATTACTGTAGTACCTACTGAAGCACCATAATTTGAATATGAGCCAGTTTCTGTATCCATAACACCTGTATCATTCACTCTAAAATCTAGTAAATTTCTGTCTGTTCTTGAATTGTTTTTTCTACATGCAACAGCAAAAAAATATTTACCTGCTTGTCCAGATGGAACAGTAAAAGCATTTGTACTTGTATTAAATGCATTAGCTGTATCAAATTTTTCATCATTAAAAGGTATTTTTGTAAAACTTGTATTTGATACTGTAAAGTTTGTATTTGCAAAAGCAAAAAAAGATGGAGTGTTAGTACCACCAGCATCGCCAAAAGATAATTGACCTATTCCTGTTGCACCTGACCCTGATACTGATGCAACTTTTAAAACTTTATCTGCTGTTACATTTCCTGTTGGTAAAATTAATTCATAAGACTGACCTGAACTATGTGCTGGGCTAGAAATTTTTACACCATGAGTATTTTGAGAACAGTTCAATTGAATTGTACCATTTTCTGAACTGCCATCGCCTTTAACTGTAAGACCAGCAGAAGATGAATCTGATATTAAATTTAGTTTGCCTTTTGTAATAGATGAATCTGTAACTGATGAAGCTACCCCTAAGTCTAAAATATTTCCATAGACCATTATGAAGTCAATACTATCTGATGAAGATAAAGTTCCTGATGATGGTAAAAAAGTAATTGTTGAGCCTGATACAGAGTAAGATGTATTTGGTGCTTGAATTACACCATTAAGAGATACCATCATATGATTAGCACTCTCAGGGCTAAAATTTACTGAATTGTGTTGTAGAGTATAGGAGTTCGTTGCAGATGTTGTAATAGCATCTAGCTTAATAAAGTTTCCAACAGTAGGTGTCTTGCCTATATAACTCAAAATGAACTCCTATAATTTAGTCTTTTGGATTGTTTGATTTTACACCAGCAATCCTAGTTTTCCAAGCATCAAAATCGTGGTACATCTCATCGAGTTGCTGATTCCACGTTCCATACTCGGCTCGTCTTGTTGCATCTACTTGAGCATTACTTTCAGCAGTATTACCAGCAGTTTCATAACTGTCTAATTGTGCTGAAGTAGGTTGTGCAATATCTAAATTCCATTCTTTGATATATGCACCATTACCATCGCTGTCGTCTTGCAACATAACATCATTTAAAAAATCTACATCACTAACTCCATTAGCTTTGCAGTATTCTTTTATTTTTGTACTTAGTTGTGCCATAGTTTGTCCTCCTTATTCTATAATTTTGTATGCTCCGAAAATACTTAGATTTTTACTTCCAGCACTAATTTTTGGTGTTCCAGAAAAAACATGTATTCTTGCAAATGCTTCAACATAATCTGAAGAACCATTCATATCTACGATTGTTCCAATATCTCCTCCAGTTTGCCAAGAAATATTATCTGCTGAATAAACAGCAGTTCTAATTTGTTCTTCAGAACCATTTTTATAAATAAAAGCATGAGCATATTCTATTCTTGTTGGAGTAAGACTTTCTAACATCATTGATGTATAAAAAAAATATTTTCCAGCAACATTAGGTGTAAATCTATAAGTAGATGTGTCGTAACAATTATCTGTATCAAAAACTTCTGTATTAAATTGTGCTTTTGTTATTGTTGCAGTAGTTAATGTTTGATCTGCACTTATGTAAGCTCTAAAAGCTGGAGTATTAACACCACCAACACCAGCACCATTTTGTTGTAGTGTTCCTGTAAAGTTGTATGAATCTGTTAAGTCCATACTCTCTGCTATAATTTTACTAATTGCCATAATTTATCCTATAATAATTTAAATCCTTGAAATCCTGAAAATTCATAATTTGAAGTTGTAAATAATTGAAAAGCACCACTATCTGATGTATTTCCAATAGCATTTACATCAACATAATCTCCTACTGATAAATCCATAACTGTATTAGTTCCAAAAATTCCATTGTAAAATGATGAACTAGTTACACCAAAATTTCCACCTGATATATTAGCTCCATTTCTACGAATTTTAATATCTAAAGAATAAAGTGCTAAACTTGGATCGTTAAAGTATGCAAAAGCACTAAAAAAATATTTACCAGCTTTGCCACTTGGAACTGTAAATCTGTATGTAGAAGTATCATAGGCACTATCTGTATCAAAAGCTTCTGTATTATAAGCAACAACAGTATTAGTTACATCATTTAAATTTTGTGTAGCACCCATATAGGCTCTAAAAGATGGAGTGTTAGTTCCACCAATTAAAGATACATCTACTCTTTTTAAAGTTCCAGCATCAGAAATTAAAAGTTCGTCTGTTGAAGCTACACCTGATGCTAATTCTGTTTGCCCTGTAATTACATCAGCAGTTAATTGAGAACTACCTACACTATTTGCAGATGGATTTACTGTTTGACCTACAATGTTAAGATAATGAACTTCAACAATATCAGATGAAACTAATGTGCCACCTAAAGTTAAAGTTTTGTTTCCTGTGCCACCAACTGAATAAGTTGTGCTATCTTGTTTTACAAAATTTACAAATACGACTATATCGTTTTCTGATGCGATGTCATTTGTAAGGGTAACTGTTGTGCCTGTTGTACTTGTGAATCTATCTAGTAATCCTGAACTGAATGTTGCTTTTGGTGGGAGTCCGATATAGCTCATGCTTACTCCTACGTTATTTCTAATATTGACAATGTTGCGTCTATTTTAGCTGATACTGAACAATCTATTTTGATTATATCTGTTGCCTGAACTACAACTTTTCCGCCTGTTAACAATTCAAGTGAACTCCCAGCTGGAATGCTCACGTCTTTTGCTAATAATACAGTTTCGTTAGTCTCTGTATCTGATGTGTCTGATACTAATTGAACATCTGCGGTTACTCCTGTTGTGTGAATATTACAAAGTACTAATCCAATAACCACAGTCGTTGTAGCATTTGGACAAGTGTATAGTGTTAAAGGTGATCCAGCTGAACTTGGCATCGCACCATTAGTTTTGACTTTAAATGTATTTGCCAAAGTGTCCTCCTCAACCTAAAGCTATTGCAAGTGGCAAGGCATTTGGATCAGTTTCAGCTATTGTTCCTGTTACTGACATCGTGCTTGTTATTGCGTTTGACGTTATGTTAACTCTTAAAATTTCTACGTTATCACTTCCGTCGTTAATCATTAATTTTAAAAATCCTGATACAGATGAATCCACCCATAAAGTTCCTTGAGCAACTGATCCAGGTGCAGAGCTACCAAGATGAGAAGTATTTAAAGCACCTAAGATATTATTTAACTCGGTTCTAAAACTCGCAAAGCCCTGATTGGCTAAATTTACATCTGATACTTGGCTCATAAATTCCTTTTATGTTATTTTCATCACGATTTCAAGCCATGTCCTACTGCTTGAAAATCAAAAGTTCTGCTTATTCCTGTATTACTACTATTAAAAAACTGTATTGTAAATCCTGTTTTTGATTTATTTGATAACACAAAAAAGTCACCTACTGCCATTCCTTGACCTGATATACCAATAGATGGAGTAGCAAAAAAACCATTTGTGAAGGTTACAGTAGTTCCTGAAGCAGATGACACTAAATCCTCACCTGACTCAAACCTTTTCTCAAAATTGACATTAAACTCTAAACTATGAACTTTGGCCCTAACTTTTTTATTATCACAAGTAAGTTTACATCTAAATTTAAAAAAACGACCTTTGATTGTACTTTGCTGAGCAATTTTTTGAAAGCTAGATATATTTGCAAGACTAGAATCATCTGCACCAACTTGCACCTCTGCTCCACATTGAACCTCTGGCGATCCATCATATGGGCCTTTAGCATTATCATGCAAAGTAGCACCTCGACCTGAGTCGTGTAAATCATACTCATCCTCAGATGTCATACCAACTAATGCACCTAAACTAACGTCATAAATTGCATCTAAGGATAGAGTATTCGAGAAAGTATAAAAACCAGAGGATTGAATATTACCTCCAAAATTTGTAGGATTAGATGTAGAGTCAGTTCCTCCTAAATCAAACACACCCTCAGCGGAGTCTAAGTTACCAACACCAGAGTCAAATTGAGTAATTGTGTCTAAAATAAGGACAAGCCTGTCTTGGTTATCTCTACTTAATGCTACGTTACTGTCTCGTGTTCCTAAAAAATTTGCCATAACTATTCACTAAATGTAGCGGTTCTTTTAAAACTTTGCAAACTTGAAATATTAGTTGTTACAATAGATGCCTCTGCACTACTATTACCAAGTTTATCAACCGCTTTAATTAAAAATGATCCTGTTTGTGCATTAACAACTAAACTATTAGACTTACGTCTTACGACCTTTGCAAGAGGAGTTGAGTTGTTCCAAATAGCACCAGACGTTACATTTTGATATCTTATCTCATACCAGGATATATCAAGATCCTCTACTGGCGTCCAGGAAAGCTCCATTTGATTAGATCCTACTAATGAAACTGATAGATCATCAATATTTCCAGGTATTTCTGTTGCACCTACAATTTTTCTATCTGCACTAATATAACTACTAGATACTCCAAAACTATTAATAGCTTTTATTCTTACATTATACGTTGCATCATCAACTACGTTTATTAATTCATGGTTTAACTGAGTTCCGCTTGATATTACTTTAAAATCTGTCTCTGTGCTTTTTTTGGCCTCAACCTGATAGTACTGAACAAACTGATCGGTACTAGCACCAACTAATATATTTAATCTTGTCAATACTACACCATCTGCATATTCAATAAGCTCATCAGATAAAGTTATAGATGCTGGAGGTTGGATACTAAATGGATTAGGTAAGTTAGTTGATGGTGTACTTGCCACTTGGCCCTTTGTAGCAAATGTATAAAAACTATCTTGATGCTCTATTAAATTTAAAGTTATTGTATAATCTTCATTAAAGTTCATAGATAAAACTCTGAAATTTTTACTTGAGAAACCTAATGATGATAAAGTTACTGCACATATATCACCAATGTGAAGTTCATATGCTTTAAAACCACAAGTTATTGTAAGTCCAAGACTTTCTCTACTACGCCTTAATATGATTTCAGACATCTCTTCTGCCTGATATGGACTTGTAATAGTTTTAAAATCAAATTTTCCTTCTAACAAGAAACCTCCATCAGCAGTTTTTAAAGTTGCGTGGCGATCTGAAGACGGCAAACTTGAATCATCGGTAGGAGGGAAGGTTACCTGGTCTGCCTGAAAATTACGATCTGGATTTATAAAACTTGCAATTACACGATTATACTTAGAATTTTTTGTTGGCGATGCTAAAGAATATCCTCCTATAATATCATCCTCATCAAGTGTAACAGATGCAGAGCCTGTTGTCTCAATAACCAATCTATATTTGCCTTGAACATATGGAAGATAACCTCTACATCCTCTTAAAATATCTCTTACGTTATCTATTACTTTTCTTGAGGTATCTATAACTGCATTCGTATCAAATATATTT